TGAAGAGGATGCAGGGCTAGACATTCAAGCTGAAGTAGATAAGTTTGTTGACTGGGCTGCTAAAAGATTAAACCTGCAATCTCTTCCCCACGTTGAATTAAGCGACGATACTAAAGAGGCACAAGACGAACATCACACTGGTGGCCACATTGTAGGTGACGATAATATTTGGGTTTATGCGAAAAATCGTAACTTGGTAGACATACTTCGTACCGTGTTCCACGAATTGGTTCACGTTCGGCAAGGTGAGTTAAATATGATAAAACCAGGAGCTAGTTATCCCGGGAGCCCAATAGAGGTTATGGCAGATATGTTGGCTGGAAAATTTATCAAGATATATGGCGAGAAAAATCACCACATATTCCAATAAAGGTAGATAATACCATACCGAGACTGCGTTCGCAGTCTTGCCCAAACATTGTTGACAGTTAGTCAATATCATGCTATAATATAGCAATGCTCAAATTACTTTTCCCTTTGCCAAGACAATTAACTGTGGCATTTAGTGGCGGTCTTGATAGCGTTGCTGTTGCTGACTTTTTAAGTAGAAAACACGATATCGCCTGTGCATTTTTCCATCATAGGACCGATAATTGTGACCGTGCCGAAGAGTTCGTAACCCGATTTTGTTCTGAGCGAGGCATTACTGTTCACCTAGGGAAAATTAGTATAGTTCCCAAACCAAAGCAAATGAGCATAGAAGAATATTGGCGCATTGAACGCTATCAATTCCTCTCTACATTTGGCCCAGTAGTAACCGCCCATCACTTAAATGATTGCGTTGAGACTTATATTTGGGGGTCAATGCATGGCACTCCTAAAGTTATTCCAACGGTGCGTGATAATGTACTTCGTCCGTTTTTGACTACTCCTAAAGCTGAATTTTCCAAGTGGTGCCGGCAACATAATTTAGAATGGTGTGAGGACGCAAGTAATCGAAATATTCAATATACCCGTAATTATATTAGACATGAAATGATGCCGCATGTCCTGAAAGTAAATCCCGGTATCGATACAATGGTTAAAAAGATTGTTGAAAAACAAGTGTAAATGCTGTATAATAACATTTTAAAGGAAATATAATATGTCAGATCGAATTTTCAGTGGTGATCAAAAAATCAAACTCACGCAACTCATTAACGAAGGCATGGCTACCATGCACGAAATTGATACATTGCAGGGTGGGTTGAGCGATACGATTAAAGCTGTCGCCGAAGAGTTGGAAGTTAAACCCAGTATCCTCAAGAAAGCTGTGCGTATTGCACATAAGGCAAGTCTTGGTGCAGCTAATCAAGATCACGAATCACTAAATACAATTTTGGAAGCAGTGGGTCGCACCCTTTAAAGGAGTAAGAGTATCAGCTATATTGATTGTATCTTAGATAAAGACAAGGATGTAATCCAAGTTGTCGAGCGGGATAAGCACGGTAATAGAATCTTTACCCAGCATCCTGTAAATTATACCCTCTACTATCCTGATCGTAAGGGTAAACATCGAACCATATTTGGAACTCAGGTTAGCAAATTCTCGACTAAAAGCCGTGCTGAATTCGAAAAAGAAAGACGCATTCATTCTGGCAAGCAGTTGTTTGAGAGCGATGTAAACCCTATATACCGATGCTTGAGTGAACATTATTTGGGTGTGGAAGCACCTAAACTACACACCTGCTTTTTCGACATTGAAACTGATTTCTCTCAAGAGAAGGGATTTTCTCCTGCCAGTGAAGCATTCAACTCAGTAACGGCTATCTCAATGTATTTGGATTGGCTAGACCAGCTAATTACATTGGTGATTGCTCCCAAACATATGAGTGCTGAGACTGGACAGGAAATGGTTTCACAGTTTGAAAACTGTATCCTATTCACTGAAGAAAAGGAGATGTTTGAAACTTTCTTTCAGCTAATTGAAGATGCTGATGTATTGACTGGTTGGAATTCAGAAGGGTACGACATCCCCTATATGGTAAATCGTGTCACTAGGGTAATGAGTAAAGATGATACTCGCAAGTTTTGTTTGTTGGGTCACCTGCCTAAACCAAGAACATATGAACGGTTTGGTAAGGAAGAAACTACATATGACTTAGTTGGTCGTATTCATATGGACTACCTTCAACTATATAAAAAATACAACTACGAAAGTAGGCACAGCTATAAGTTGGATTCTATCGGTGAGATGGAAGTTGGAGAGAACAAGACTGCATACGAAGGTACTCTCGATCAGTTGTATAATAAGGACTTTAAAAAGTTCATAGAATACAATCGACAGGATACCATGCTAATGGTAAAGATTCACAATAAGCTACAGTTCTTAGAACTTGCCAATCAAATTGCGCACGAAAACACCGTGTTGCTGCCAACCGTTATGGGGTCAGTAGCAACCATTGAAATGGCGATCATGAATGAATCTCATGCTCGCGGTATGGTAGTCCCAGATAAAAAACGAAGGAATAATAATCATGACGAAGAACAACAGCAAGCAGCAGGTGCCTATGTTGCTACTCCCAAAAGGGGCATCCATGAATGGGTCGGTGCGACGGACATTAATTCACTCTACCCCTCAGCTATCCGCGCTCTTAACTTGGCCCCGGAAACCATTGTTGCCCAGGTCCGTCAAACTTTAACCGATCAATACATGCTGGACAAGGGTATGCGACTTGCCAGAGAAAAGGCCAGACACAAAGAAGGTGACGATGATGTTACCGGTAGCGTTTTGTGGGAAGGATTGTTTGGTAGCTTAGAGTATACCGCAGTGATGAATCAGGAACGAGGAACAGTCCTCACTGTAGATTTTGAAGACGGTAGATCAGTTGAAATGAGTGCGGCTGAAATATGGAAATTTGTATTTGATAGCAATAATCCATATATGATCAGTGCCAATGGTACTATCTTTACCCATGCTACTGAGGGGGTAATTCCTGGATTGCTATCTAAATGGTATTCCGATAGAAAAATCATGCAGAAGAAGATGCGGGAAGCTACTACCAGCGAAGATCGAGACTTCTGGGATAAGCGGCAGCTGGTTAGAAAGATTTTGCTTAATTCGTGTTACGGTGCAATTTTGAATGAGCACTGTAGATTTTATGATAAACGAATCGGGCAAAGTGTCACATTGAGTGGTAGGCAAATTGTTCGGCATATGATGAGTAACATCAATGAGTGTGTTACTGGAGAGTATCAACACGACGGTGCTGCTATCGTATACGGTGATACCGACTCATGTATTTTCTCAGCCTGGCCTATGGTAAAGGATGAAGTTGCTGCTGGTAAGATGGAATGGAATAAAGAAATTGCAATTGGGCTGTATGATTCATTAGCAGATCAGGTTAACATTGGCTTTCCTGCATTTATGGAAAAGGCATTTCACTGTCCGCGAAAGAACGGCGAGATTATCAAAGCCGGTAGAGAATACGTAGGTGATCGCGGTATCTTTATTACGAAAAAACGCTATGCTATCAATATCTATGACAAAGAAGGCAAGCGTCAGGATAAAGATGGTCGATCTGGTTCAATTAAAGCAATGGGACTTGATCTTAAGCGTGCTGATACTCCAAAGTATGTTCAAGAGTTTTTGTTGGAAGTGTTGACCATGGTGCTAGCTGGTAAGCAGCGTGACGAAATTATCGAGGTGATAAAGACCTTCAAGCGTAAACTAAGTGAACAGGATAGTTGGACTAAGGGTTCACCGAAGGGTGTGAACAAGTTAACTATGTATGGCGATAAGGAAGCAAACAGTAAGAAGGGCCGCGAAAATATGCCCGGACACGTTAGGGCTGCACTCAACTATAACTATCTACGTAGGGTTAATAGCGATAACTACAGTCAAAAGATTGTTGACGGGATGAAGGTAATCGTGTGTAAACTTAAACCTAACCCATTGGGATTTACCTCTGTCGCATACCCTACAGATGAACTTAGATTGCCTGCTTGGTTCTGTGAATTACCATTCGATGATAGTGCAATGGAACGCACATTGGTAGATGAAAAGATAGATAACTTGTTAGGTGTTTTGGATTGGGATATACGAAGCAACACTGATACCAATTCTACATTTGATGATTTGTTTGTTTTTCAATAAGCTACCCAATCAATTTGACTTACGCAATAAAATATAATATAATGCAATATATTATAAACCTAAATAATACTAACACAAAGGAAAAATATGAAAGATAATCTACAAGACTTGATCCAACATACATACGGGCTCGGATGTGTGGATTTGATTAAGATAGTGGGTACTGACACCGAAACGCAGATGTCTGCTATCGCAGAAGATAAATCAGTTATTGTTATGGGCACTATGAAAAATCCTGTCGCAGATTTCGTTGGTACATTTGGTATGCCCAATCTATCAAAGCTGAAAATTATTCTTGGGTTTGATGACTACGACGAACACGCTAAGATTAATGTAACTAGGACATCACGTGATGGGGTTGATATTCCTAGCGCAATGCACTTTGAAACCAAGAGCGGAGACTTTATTAATGATTATCGTTTGATGGCTAAGTCTATCGTTGACGAGAAAGTTAAGACAGTTACCTTTAAGGGTGCAGCTTGGAACGTA